TCCCCCTGCCCCCAAGATATAGTTTAGGCTACCAGTAGCTCTGTCTATCTCTCTGCTTCCCTCATCCAATCTCACTCCACAAACTTGACCCCCCTCCCCCCTCCCCCCTAGTTAAACTTAGCCAACCTAGCTCTTGTATCCTATCGGATACACCCCCCGTCATCATTTTGTTACCTCCCACACCCCCACCCCTATATATAATGAGTATTAACTTGGGGAGGCAATATGAACGACATTCAAATTGGCATCAAGGAACTTCCGAGCGACATCCGCAACTGGGTCGACTACGAGATAACAGCAAGCAATGCCCACGACATTGGCGTCAAGCTCCTGCGCAAAAAGCATATAAGGATTGATGGCATACGCTGCTCGGGGTACTTCAGCGACACTGAACCAGAGCTAGTTGTTGCGTGCTTCATGGAGCCGCATAAGTGGGTGCCGATACTCGTGCACGAGAGCTGCCACAGAGACCAGTACACAGAGGGCTCACCCATCTGGGACCAGAAAGTAAAAATAGATGGGGTCTTGTACGACCCGTTATTGTTGTTAAACCAGTGGCTCGAGAAGGATATTGAGCTTGGCCCACGCAAGGTCAAAGAGGTATTACGCGCAGCGGCTGCATTAGAGTTGGACTGCGAGATGCGGTCTGCGCAGAAGATTGAGGATTACTATTTGCCTATCAATTCTAAGGAGTACATACAAAAAGCCAATGCCTATGTCTACTTCTATTTAGTGATGGAGTACACACGAGCGTGGTACCCTAAGGGTAAATCCCCATTTTATTTGGCTGATGTTTGGACCAAGATGCCAACGGACTTTGATAACGACTACAGCCGCATACCAACTAAGCTCAAGAAGTTGATACTGGAGAGATGCTTCAATGCCGTATAAAGACCCCAAAGTACGCAAGGCCAAGCACAAAGAGTATTCAAAGAAGTACTATGAGGAGAACAAAAAAAAGATAATTGCCACGTCGCTTGAAAGTAAAAAAAAGGCGCGGGCTGATTGGCAGAAGTTCAAGGCGACACTGGCCTGCGAGAAATGCGGACAAAATCACCCCGCTACGCTGGACTTCCATCACATCGTTCGTGATAAGTCTAACAGAAAAGTAAACCAGCTGACAAAGATTGGTTCTTACCTAGCGGCAAGACAAGAAATTACAAAATGCTCAGTACTCTGCGCAAATTGTCATCGCATACACCACCACGAGGAAAAAAGAGTTGCACGGCGAAAAAAGTAATGTATACTTTGCCTATCGCCATAGCTGGTTGCATAAAAGTTATCTATGATTAACATCGAGCCTACTCGTGACCATCGGGTGCCGTACGATACGGACGCAGAAAAACCTGAAACTTTCGAAGACGAGCTTGCCGTTACAGCTAACACCGTAGACCTGCTCGAGGGTCTGGGTATGCCCATTGAAGCTACGCCTGAAGAGGTGGAGCAGACTAAGCGTCTGGTTCAATCGGCGATTAACGACCATAAGACTGCACCGCTCTCCAATGTGAATGCGGCCTACGCAGCCAAAGAATTTCTCAAAGCATATGGTAACCAGCTGGCCATGGATGCGCACCAAGCGCGGTCTGCCATAACTGCTAAGCTCATGGAGCTTGCCAACTGCGGTGACCCAAAGTATGAACTAAAGGCACTTGAGTTGCTCGGCAAGCACAGCGACATCGGGCTCTTCACAGAACGCAGCGAGATTACAGTTAACTACAAGACATCCTCAGACTTAGAGAATGCCATCAAAGAGCGGGTTAAGAGACTGCTCAATGCGGATGTGATTGATATCACGCCCATAAGCGATAACTTGGACGCAGAGCTCGGGGTGGTCAACGTGGGTGACTTTGAGGAGGTGCCGGTCGATGATGACGCCAGCCCAAGAGATACTCAATAGCGTCACTCTAAAAGATATACCGTCCATACTTGGTAAGCTGACCGAGAGTGAGCAGCATCAGTTGCTCGTGGAGTTGGAGAAGTTGGCCGAGCTCAAGGACAAGGAGCTTGCGCAGGATAAATTTATTAAATTTGTTGAGAAGGTGTGGCCGTCGTTCATAGCGGGCAGACACCACTCGCGCATGGCGGCGGCGTTCGAGGAGGTGGCCAATGGCACATGTAAACGACTCATTATTAATATGCCTCCTCGTCACACTAAGTCTGAGTTTGCTTCTTATTTGTTACCTGCGTGGTTTCTTGGACGCTTCCCGGGTAAAAAGGTTATTCAGACTAGCCACACTGCTGAACTGGCTGTTGGTTTTGGTCGAAAAGTTAGAAACTTGGTGGATTCGGACGTTTACAAATCCATATTTCCGGGCGTTGGCCTACAGGCAGACTCGAAAGCAGCCGGTCGGTGGGCTACTAACCATGGCGGGGACTATTTCGCTATCGGTGTCGGAGGTGCTGTCACGGGTAAAGGAGCGGATATCCTTATTATTGATGACCCACACAGCGAACAAGAAGCAACCATAGCGGAAACAAGCCCTGAGGTGTACGACAAGACGTACGAGTGGTATACGTCAGGTCCGCGTCAGCGTCTGCAGCCGGGTGGGGCCATCGTCATAGTGATGACAAGGTGGTCGAAGAAGGACTTAACGGGCCAAGTTGTTAAATCTGCGATGCAGAGAAGTGGTGAAGAGTGGAAAATCATTGAATTTCCCGCTATTTTGCCCTCTGGGAACCCACTTTGGCCTGAATTTTGGCCAATTGAGCAGTTAGAAGCACTAAGAAACGAACTTCCATCAGGAAAATGGCAGGCTCAGTACCAACAACAACCAACTTCTGACGTAAATGCCATTATTAAGCGTGAATGGTGGAAGCTTTGGGAGCAAGATGAGCCTCCACACTGTGATTTTGTCATCCAATCGTGGGATACGGCGTTCCTAAAGACCCAACGTAGTGACTATTCTGCATGCACAACGTGGGGTGTATTCTACCAAGACGACGATAATGGGACGCAACAGGCCAATATTATCCTGTTGAATTCGTTTAAAAAGCGTATGGAATTCCCCGAATTAAAGACAAAAGCTATGGAGCAATACAAAAGTTGGAGCCCAGATGCACTGATTGTGGAAGCTAAAGCGTCGGGTACACCACTGTTATTTGAGTTGCGAGCGATGGGCATACCGGTTCAGGAGTATACCCCAAGCAAGGGCAATGATAAAATTGCTAGACTTAACGCCGTTGCAGATATATTTGCAAGTGGTAGAGTATGGGTACCAAATACTCACTGGGCTGATGAACTGGTTGAGGAAGTGGCGTCGTTCCCGTCTGGAGAACATGATGACTTGGTTGACTCCACATCCCAAGCGCTACTGCGGTTTCGCAGAGGTGGGTTCATTAGATTAGATTCAGATGAACCAGAAGATATTCGGTATTTTAAATCAAAACGCAACGCTGGGTTTTATAACGTTTAGGATAAATTATGGCCATCGAAAAAGGTTTATATCAAGCCCCTGAGGGTATTGCTGCAATGCAAGAACCCCCGATTGAAATTGAAATCGTAGACCCCGAAGAAGTAAAAATACGAGCAGGGGGTTTAGAAGTTGATATTGGACCCGAAGAAGATGAGGCTTTTAGTGAGAACTTAGCTGAGGAAATGACCGAGTCAGAACTTATGGTTCTGGGCAGCGAATTAGTAGGTCTATTTGAGGCAGACCAGTCAGCACGAAAAGATTGGGCAGATACTTATGTAGACGGTCTAAAATTATTAGGTCTTAAGTACGAAGAAACTACAGAACCTTGGGCGGGCGCGTGCGGTGTGTATCACCCGATGCTAGCTGAGGCGGTAGTAAGATTTCAGTCAGAAGCCATTATGGAAACTTTCCCTGCAATGGGGCCAGTTAAGACTCAAATTATAGGTCGTGAGACATCAGAAAAACGTGAGGCGTCGATTCGTGTCAGCGAGGACATGAACTATAAACTTACTCAGCAGATGACTGAGTATCGCCCCGAGCATGAGAAATTATTGTGGAACTTGCCGCTGGCAGGCTCGGCGTTTAAGAAGGTTTACTTTGACCCAAGCTTGGACCGCCAAGTTGCTATGTTTATTCCAGCAGAAGATTTTGTTGTGCCTTATGGTGCAAGTAATCTGGATACTGCGGAGCGCATGACACACATTATGCGCAAGACAAAAAATGAAGTTAAGAAGCTACAGGTTGCGGGTTTCTACCGAGACGTGGAGTTAGGTGAGCCACATGCGGTGCTTGACGATATTGAGAAGCGCAAGGCTGAAGAGCAAGGGTTCTCTGCCATTAACGACAATCGGTTCCGCATCCTAGAGATTCATGTGGACTATGACTTGCCCGGGTTCGAGGACAAGGATAAGAAAGGCGAGATGACTGGTGTGGCACTGCCATACGTCATTACTATAGAGAAGACATCAGGTAAGGTGTTGGCCATCCGCCGCAACTGGTACGAGGACGACCCTCTGAAAACCAAACGCGTGCACTTCGTACACTACCAATATGTACCGGGGTTTGGCTTCTACGGCTATGGTTTGATTCACTTAATCGGTGGTTACGCACGGTCGGCGACTTCTATCGTTCGTCAGTTGGTGGATGCTGGAACGCTGTCTAACTTACCCGGTGGGTTGAAGTCTCGTGGTCTGCGTGTTAAGGGTGACGATACACCAATTAGCCCCGGAGAATTCCGTGACGTGGACGTCCCAAGCGGCACGATTAAAGACAACGTAATGTTGTTGCCCTACAAAGAGCCAAGCCAGACTCTGTTCCAGCTGTTTAACCAGATTGTGCAGGAAGGGCGTAACTTCATCTCTGCAGGAGACCTGCAAGTCTCGGACATGGGCGGCAACGCACCTGTTGGCACAACGCTAGCTATATTAGAAAGAACTCTAAAAGTAATGAGCGCCATTCAAGCGCGTCTACATTACTCGATGCGCCAAGAGTTTAGCTTACTCAAAGTAATTATTGCTGACTACACACCTGAGTCATACGACTACGAGCCTGAGGAAGGCAGTCGCGCTGCTAAGAAATCGGACTACGATGATATAGACGTCATTCCGGTATCAGACCCTAACGCCAGCACAATGGCGCAAAAGATTGTTCAGTACCAAGCAGTCTTGCAGTTAGCCCAGCAAGCGCCTCAGCTCTACAATCTCCCATTACTCCATCGGCAGATGATTGAGGTTCTAGGTGTCAAGAACGTCCAGAAACTTATCCCCATGGCAATAGACCAGAAGCCAGCCGACCCGGTAACGGAGAACCAAAACGTCCTGATGATGAAACCTGTCAAGGCGTTTGGTTACCAAGACCACGAGGCGCACATTGCTGTGCACATGGCTGCGATGCAAGACCCGAAGATTATGTCTCTCTTGCAAAACAACCCACAGGCACCTCAGTTGCAAGCCGCTATGTTGGCACACGTCAACGAGCACATTGGGTTCCAGTACCGTCGTGAGATTGAGAAGCAGTTGGGCATGAACCTCCCCGTGCAGAAAGAAAACGACATGGGTGCGGAAGAAAACGACGACTTGTCTCCAGAAGTCGAAGCCCAGATGTCACCGTTGCTGGCACAGGCTGCTCAAAGACTACTTGCTCAGAACCAACAGCAGGCAGCTCAACAGCAGGCACAGCAGCAAGCTCAAGACCCAATCATCCAGATGCAGATGCAAGAGCTCCAGCTCAAGGCGCAAGAGCAACAGCGCAAAGCTACTAAGGATGCAACGGACGCACAGCTCAAACTCAAGCAGCTCGAGATTGAAGCACAGCGGGTTGAGACACAGAACCGCACAGCCGTTGGCCAGATGGTTGCTAACGCTGCGATGCAGAGTCAGAAGGTTCAGAGTTCCCAGCGCGTGGCAGCTGGTAAGTTAGCGATGGATGCCATACGTGAGCAAGCTCAGATTCAGAAAGAGCTACGCATAAATGCAGCCAAACCACAGCAAAAACCTAAAAAGGAAAATGAATGACCGAATACGAATTCTTGCAAGTAGAGCTCAATAAAGAAATCGAAAGCAAAGCAAAGTTCATTGCCTCAGGCAATTGCCAAAATTTTGAAGAGTATAAGCATGCAACAGGGGTTATCCGGGGTCTTGCCCTTGCTGTAGATTTACTAAAAGACCGCGAGCAAAAACTAGAGGAAAGTGATGGCTGAATTATTGATTAGTGATGCACTAGGTAATATTTCTCAACTACCTGAAAAGCAAGAAGAGAAAGCAACACAATTACCTAAACCCGCTGGCTACCATATTTTGTGTATGGTCCCGGCAGCAGATAATGAATACGAGAGCGGGCTTGTAAAAGCTGAATCGGTTAAGCATTACGAAGAAGTTTTAACCCCTGTCCTATTTGTTATCTCCTTAGGCCCCGATGCCTACAAAGACACAGCCCGTTTCCCAAGCGGCCCACTGTGTAAAGCAGGCGACTTTGTGTTGATTCGTCCTAATTCTGGCTCCCGTGTAAAAATTCACGGACAAGAGTTCCGAATTATTAATGATGATTCAGTTGAAGCCGTCGTCCAAGACCCCCGTGGAATCTCACGAGCATAGGAGAAGTAAATGGCTGAAGAATTTGGAACTACCGTCTATAAAGACGGTAAGATGGTGCCGGTTAACGCTGAGGGCGATACGTTTCAGTTTCCTGACGAGATAGAAGCCAAGGAATCTAAACAGCCTAAAGAAGAAGCATCTGATATAGACATCGAGATTGTCGATGACACCCCCGCAAAAGACCGTGGGCGCAAGCCTATGGCCTCACCACCCGAGCCTGTTACTGACGACGAACTAGAGTCTTACGACGAAAAAGTTCAGAAGCGAATTAAGAAGCTTGGTAAGGGTTATCACGACGAGCGCCGGGCAAAAGAAGAAGCTCATCGCATGCGCGACGAGGCGATTCGTGCCGCACAAGTCCTTGCAAATGAACTGAAAAAAGCCCAAGAACAACTCCATGAAGGCAGCAAAATCTTCATCGAGCAGGGCAAAACCAGTGCAGAAGCAGAGCTCTTGGCGGCTAAAAAAGCCTATAAAGAAGCGTATGACAACGGTGACGGTGACGCTTTAGCGGATGCCCAACAACGAGTCGCTGAGGTTACTCTTAAATTAGACCGTGCTAAACACATGCGTCCAATTGAAATGAAAGAGACCCCAGTTAACGTGCCTGATGTTTCTACGCAACAAACTTCTCAAGACCCAAAACTTGAAGGTTGGCTAGAAATTAACAGTTGGTACGGCGGAGATAAACCCGAAGAAGACGAAATGACTGGTCTTGCAATCACCATTCATAACCGTTTAGCTGCAGAATTTGGTGAGAAATATGTAGGTACTGATGAGTATTATCAGAAAATCAGTAGTACAATCCGCAAAAGATACCCCGATTATTTCGGGAGCGAGCAGGAAACTGCTCAAGAAACACCTCCGGCACGGGAA